AGAACAACCAGTTGAGAAAACAGAAGTAGCTGCATCTGAAGTAAAGACTACAACAGAGCCAGAGCCTGTAGAAGAAGTTACCACAGAGCCGGAAGTTAAAGAAGAAGAAACAGCAGAGGCTGAACCAGAGCCAGAAACTAAAGAAGAAGTAAAAGTAAAAGAAGAACCTAAGAAAGAAACTAAACCAGAACCTAAAAAAGAAACAGTAGTAAAAGAAAAACCTAAACCTGAAGTTAAAGTAGTAAAGAAAAAAGTTACTAAGCCTAAAACTAAAGCACAGAAAAAAGAAGATAAACAAAAAGCTGGTAGTAAAATAGTTAAGAAGATGGGTGACAAAGGTAGATACGATTCAGCGAATCAATTAAAGACACTTATTGTTATGCAGGTACTAGGAGAAACTAAAGAGTTTTTTTCAGCACAAAAGATTATACCTGACACACAAGGTTTTTTTACAAGTGGGGTTGTGCCGGATGCAAAAATAAGCGATAATAACTTTGCATCGTTTATGTTAAAAGGAAAGTCTCACGTTACTATGAATGCACTAATAGATTCGCAGTATAAATAAGGATTTGTTGTATTTGTAAGGGAATGCATATACAATAGGTAAATAGTATAAATTAAAAAAAAAAGGATAATATAATATGGCTACAACTACAATTACACAAGGTATTGAAGAATACGAAACACCCGTTAGTTTTAATGACGGAATAGACGTTACTGGTACAATGGCTGTATCAGGAGCAGCAACATTTGACTCACAAAGTCAAGTTCCACGAGGAAACGTACTCGCACAGGTAACAGGCTACACTTCTGGTACTGTACTAACAGCAGCACAATCAGGGGCTATCGTAACATTCCCTGCAATGAACGGTGCAGCAACTCTATCACTCCCAGCATGTGCAACTTGTTTGGGTGCTACTTACTCATTTGTAATGTTAGGTACAGCAGGTAACGATATTGATATTATTACTAATGGATCAGAAAAGATTATTGGTTGTGTACCAAAAGGTGACGGTGATAACGTAGGAATTGCAGACGCAAATGATTCTGCAGGTTTTGATGCTAACGCAGTTATAGGTTCAAGTTTTAAAATTACTTGTATTTCAACTACAGCAGCAACAGCGTTCTTGTTACACGATGTCATTGACGGTCTTGCAGCAAATACTGGCGGTATCAATCTTAAATAATAACTATAGGTAAATTAACATGGCTGTAAAAAAGAAATCGACTGTTAATAAAGCTGGTAACTATACCAAGCCTACAATGAGGAAAGCTCTTTTTAATACTGTTAAAGCTGGGAGTAAGGGTGGAAAGCCGGGCCAATGGTCGGCACGTAAAGCTCAACTCCTAGCCAGCCGCTACAAAGCTAAAGGTGGAGGGTACACATAGTGACACTCAAGCCTAGCCAAAAGAGTTTAAAGTCGTGGACTAAACAGAAGTGGAGTACTAAGAGTGGGAAACCATCTAGTAAAACTGGTGAAAGATATTTACCTGCAAGGGCAATTAAGTCTTTATCTAGTAGCGAGTACGCTGCAACTACACGAAAGAAAAGAGAAGATACTAAAAAAGGTAAACAGTTTAGTAAGCAACCTAAGACGGTAGCTAAAAAGACTAGATCATATCGGAAAGTATAATGGCTGAAGTTGAATACAAAGGCATTAAAGTAGGCGGCTCTAAGCTGCTACTTATAATACCGTTGATCGGTACAATCATCGGGGGTTTATGGGGTGGCTTTGAAGCTTACCAAAGATATTTATCTATGGAAAAGAAGATAGCTAACTTTGTATCCCCTGATTTGTCACACATTGATAATCATATGGTTATGGTAGATGGTGAACTAAAAATAATACAAGCTGAGTTTGATGCGTTAAAAGAAGTAGATGCTGCAACTGGAGCAGTTATACGAGAGCAAATCAATAGTGTTAAATCTATCTCTGCTCAACTACAAACAGACTTGCATGATCTGCGAATGGATCTCAATCAAGATACAGCAGAGCTAAACAACGCTATTGAAGTTAAGTCAGATAAAATAAACGCTAACATAGATAAACAAGAAGCACGTTTAGAAAAACAAGATGCTCGTAATCGTCAGAACATAGAAGATGTACGAGGCGTTATTAATACGTTTGAGCTACGGTTTGAATCTACTATTAGTTCTTTTGAAGAGCGCATGGATTCTAAGATGTCTAAGCTAGATCAGAAGCTAGATAACCTAGAAGCAGCCTTAGATAAAAAGATACAACGTGCAATAGATAACCCATTGGCAGGTAACTAAATGAGTATAACGTATAGAGGCGAAACTTTTGCAGGTTACAACAAACCTAAACGTACACCTAAACACCCAACTAAGTCACACGTAGTTCTCGCTAAAGAAGGCGACACTATAAAGATGATACGCTTTGGTGAGCAGGGTGCAAGTACTGCAGGTAAACCTAAAGCTGGTGAGTCAGATAAAATGAAAGCTAAACGTAAAAGCTTTAAAGCTAGACACCGTAAGAATATTAAACGTGGTAAGTTAAGTGCAGCTTACTGGGCTAACAAGGTAAAGTGGTAACATGTGGACACCGTTAGTTCTTATGTGTTCGTTATATGTTAGTACAGAGTGTACAACGTATGGTGGACCAGTATTTAAAACTGAAGCAATATGTTATGAACAAATACAAACTATAGGATTACCTTATTTAAAACACAAGTTTCCTTCTGGTAGGATACTACAAATAAAGTGTGTTAACTGGGATGCAAACAAAACAAAAACAGATACCTAAAAAGGAAAAGTAATGGCTAGTAAACTAACTAAATGGATTAATGCACAGTTAAAAGCTAAAGGTAAATCTTCTAAAGAAGCACAGAAAGATGCAGGTAAATACTCAAGTATAGCTGCAGCTAAAAAAGCTGGTAGTTTGTACTACACAGATAAAAAAGGTAGAGTTATGATCGCAGCTTACGCTGAAGATTTAAAAGCCCCAATTAAAACTACTCCTCCTAAGAAAAGACCAGAAGCAGTTAAACCTAAAAAGAAAAAAACAACTGAAACTAAAAAAATAGATACAGTTGCTAAAAAACCTAATAGTAAAACTCCTGATGAATCTTCTGGAGGTAAATCAAAAGTAACAACTATTACTATTAAAGAAGATGATGGGGCAAGAGCAGGTAGATCTGAAAAAGAAAAAGAAATAGACAACATGACAAAAAAACTTGCTACGTTAAAAATACGAAAAGCAGATCGAAAAGCAACAGACAAAGTAAAACTGAGAGAGGTCCGTGAAAAAATTCGTAAGGCTCAAGAAAAAGCAGCAAGTAAAGATACTAATACACAGCTAAGACAAATGGGTGCTTTAGAAATGGAAGCAGCAGATAGATACAGACAACCCGGACAAGGATCAGGGAGAGGATTAAGAGGAACACAACCTGAAGAGTTTACAAAAAAGGTTAAGTATAAACCACGTAAAGCAAAGGGAGGATTAATAGACATGAGAAAGATAGGTTTGTTTAAGTAACAACCGTTTTAAAGTTTAATAACTAAAAGGAATACTACATGGATAAAATGAAATCATCTATCGCAAGTATAACTCAAATAGGAGTTGCACTTTTAACTTTGTCTATCGTGGCATCTATGCTCGTTGGACCTAGCAATCTTATCTTCTTAGGAGATGCAGTAGGCAACATTGTTGACCTAATTGAAAACTTAGGAAGTTCTGGACTTGCTGGACTTATTGCTACAGGAATTATACTACACCTATTTGGTTGGTCAGGTTTTTGTGATTGCAATAGTAAAGGTAAATAAAACATAACGGGGTTGCAATTATAGCAATTTTATGTTATAACTAAGTATGGTATAACTTCCTGAGTAAGTCAGATTTCCTGACCTACTTATTTTAAAAAAAAGGAAGTATACCATGCTAAAAAATTTATGGCGCAGAGCAGTGGCTGCACAGGAACGAAGAGCCAACTACTGGAAATTACAAAACATGACAGACAAAGAATTGCGAGACATTGGTGTTGAGCGTTATCAAATTAAACAAAGGATTTTTAAATGATGAAGAAAAGTGGTGGCATGAAAATGGCTGGTAGTATGACTAAGAAAAAACCCTCAACCTATATGGCTGGTGGTATGGCTAAGAAAAAACCTGCAGCTAAAATGATGGGTGGCGGCATGGCTAAGAAAAAATCTATGGGCTATGAAGCTGGTGGAATGGCTTTAAAAAAACCTACGGGTGGAGCAAAGAAACTACCTAAAGCTGTACGTAACAAAATGGGCATGATGAATAAAGGCGGTATGGCAAAGAAGAAAGCTAAGTAATGTTAGCTCAACTTATATCCCCAGTTACAGGACTACTTGACAAGTTCATTGAAGACAAAGATCAGAAGGCTGCTTTAGCTCACGAGATTTCTACAATGGCTGAACGTCACGCACAAGAGCTGGCGATGTCTCAGATTAAAGTTAATCAAGAAGAGGCAAAGTCAGGCTCTTTATTCATTGGTGGTTGGAGACCTTTTGTAGGTTGGACCTGTGGTATTGCTTTAATGTATCACTTTATCTTACAGCCTTGCATATTATTCTTTGCTACTATATTTGGTGCAGAGTTACCTCCACTACCATCCTTTGATATGGGTAGTCTTATGACTGTTCTTATGGGTATGTTGGGTCTTGGCGGTTTACGTTCATATGAAAAAACTAAAAAGATAGCTAAGAAATGAGCATAGAAAACTTTACACTTTGCTTAAACATGCTTCTGAAACATGAAGGTGGTTTTGTAAATCACCCATCAGACCCCGGAGGCATGACAAATTTAGGCGTTACGAAAGCTGTATATGATGCGTACACTAATCGTAACGCTACCGAAGAAGAGATGAGAGCGTTAACACCCATAGATGTAGCTCCTATTTATAGGAAAAACTATTGGGACAGGGGGAGATGTGATGGTCTACCTAGTGGAGTTGATTGGTCTGTATTTGATTGGGGCGTTAATAGTGGAGTGGGCCGTTCAGCAAAAGCCTTACAAAGGATTGTGGGTGTTACTGCTGATGGTGGTATTGGCCCTATGACACTTAAAGCTGTTGCAAACTTTGAGCCTAAAGACATCATAGTTAAGATGCACTCTACTCGTCAGAGCTTTTACGAAAGTCTTTCTACCTTTAAAACATTTGGTAAAGGTTGGACTCGTAGAAATAATGAGACATTAGAAACAGCATTAGAAATGGCAGGAAAGTAACAATGAAAAACAAATGGATGTGGATAGGTTTAGCTCTTGCAGTATTTATAGTTGTTATGTTTTACGGAACTAATAAATTAATGTGTACTCCACCGTGTCTTTAAATGCAAAAGGAGTTAACACCTCAACAAAAGTCTACAATGACGTGGAGATGGACAGCATTAATACTCTACCTTTTGATATGTTTTTATGACTTTATGTTCTGTCCTATATGGTATGGACTTAATAGACCAGATATATCACAGTTTATGGAAATAATAAACTCAACAACAGAGCCAATGATACAAATGGAATTAATGAAAAAACTAACAGGACAACATAATCCCTTTACTTTAATGGGTGGTGGCTTATTTCATTTAGCATTTGGAGCGATACTAACAGGATCTGCATTTGCAGAAAAAGGAAAATAGCATGGCAAACAAAACAGTAGATGCACCTAAAGGATTTCACTGGATGAAGTCAGGCAAAGGTTACAAGCTAATGAAGGGTGAGTATAAGCCTCACGCTGGTGCAGTAAAGAAAGCTTCGTTTGAAGTACAGAAAGTTCACAAAAAATGACACGAGTATTAACTGACAATCAAAAAAAGTTTCTAGAAGTACTGTTTGAAGAAGCTGGTGGTAGTCACGTTACTGCAAAAAAACTTGCAGGGTACAGTGAGAACACACCAACTAAAGCTGTAACTGATTCTTTAAAAGATGAGATCATGAGTGCAACAACTGAGTACTTAGTTCAGATAGCACCCAAAGCTGCAGTAGCTATGGCTAAAGCATTAGATGATCCTACTGAGTTAGGTATACGAGACAAGATGTCTGCAGCTAAAGATCTATTAGATAGAGGTGGCTTTGGTAAAGTTGAACGTGTAGATGTTAACTCATCTAGTGGTGGTGTGTTTATCTTACCAGCTAAAGAAGGTAAGAACGAATAAAACGTGAAGACTTAGGGTATTGGGAATTACCTAAACCTAAAAGAGGAAAAGAAAAAGAGTGGCACACTATTGCCAGAGTTTCTCTTACTACTGTACCTTTTGGATACAAAGTTAATAAAGATAACGACAGGCTGCTAGAACCTATACAAGATGAACTAGAAGCACTAGAAGTAGCTAAACGACATTTACTACAATATAGTTATAGAGAAGTAGCTCAGTGGTTATCTAAACAAACAGGTAGAAGCATATCCCACATGGGGTTAAAGAAAAGAATAGACATTGAGCGAAAACGTAAAAAAACAATTATTATTAAACGTAGGCTTGCCCAGCGACTTGCCCAAACGCTCCAAGAAATCGAGAACCTCGAAACGCAAAAAGTTGGAACTTACTCCAATTAAAAAAGTTGACGCTGTACCTGCTCAATCTGTAGCACCAGCATATGACGTACAAGAAGCTCAGGATGTAGTCTTTAAACCTAATATAGGACCACAGACAGACTTCTTGTCTTCGTCTGAAAGAGAAGTACTTTACGGTGGAGCAGCAGGTGGCGGTAAATCTTACGCTATGTTAGCTGATCCACTACACGGATTAAACAACGCTAACTTCAGTGGACTACTAGTACGACACACTACTGAAGAACTACGAGAACTAATACAAAAAAGCCAAGAGTTATACCCTCGTGCTATACCGGGGATTAAATGGTCAGAACGAAAGAGCCAATGGATCTCACCTAGAGGTGGTAGACTTTGGATGTCATACCTAGATAAAGATATGGATGTTACACGCTACCAAGGACAGGCGTTTAACTGGATAGGTTTTGACGAGTTAACACAGTGGAGTTCTCCTTACGCTTGGGACTACATGAGATCTAGATTACGTAGTGCATACGCTACTGAATTAGGTTTGTACATGAGAGCTACAACAAACCCCGGAGGTGCAGGACATCAATGGGTTAAGAAAATGTTTATTGATCCCTCGCCCTATAACGAACCTTTCTGGGCTACACAAATTGAAACAGGTGATACTATTGTATTTCCTAAAGGCCACACTAAAGAAGGCCAGCCACTATTTAAACGTAGGTTTATACCTGCAAGTTTATTTGACAATCCTTATCTTGCTGAAGGTGGCGACTATGAAGCAATGCTTCTTTCACTTCCAGAACACCAGAAGAAACAATTATTAGATGGTAACTGGGATGTTAATGAAGGAGCAGCATTCCCTGAGTTTAACAGGAGTATACACGTAATTGATCCTTTTAAGATACCTCAAAGCTGGTCTAGATTTAGAGCTTGCGACTACGGGTACGGGAGTCATACAGGTGTACTTTGGATTGCAGTTTCTCCTAGCGATCAATTAATTGTATATAGAGAATTATATTGTTCTAAGGTTACAGCTACTGACCTAGCTGATATGATACTAGGTGCTGAACAAGAAGACGGAACAATTCGGTACGGTGTCTTGGATAGCTCCCTTTGGCATAAGAGAGGTGATACAGGTCCAAGCCTTGCAGAGCAGATGAATATGAAGGGTTGCCGTTGGCGACCTTCGGATCGCTCTAAAGGCTCACGAGTGGCAGGTAAGAACGAGCTACATAGACGCCTGCAGGTAGATGAGTTTACAGACGAACCTCGCCTTGTATTCATGTCTACCTGTACAAATACAATATCGCAAATACCTGCGTTACCTCTAGATAAAAATAACTCAGAGGATGTAGATACTAAATCAGAAGATCACTTGTATGACGCTTTACGATATGGTATAATGACAAGACCTCGTAGTTCAATATGGGACTTTAACCCGGCAACCCAGAGATCAGGCTTTCAAGCTTCTGATCCTACATTTGGATACTAATACTTATGGCAGATGAAAACAACTTTATGGAAACTGATGCGTCCTCTTCTTTAGATGATATTAAAGATATAGATAACTCTGATGATCCTAAATCAGGTAGTATAGTTCAACTAGTTGAAGAACGATTTAGCAAAGCAGAAGATGCTAGATTTGTAGATGAACAAAGATGGATGAGTGCATACCGAAATTACAGAGGTCTATACTCTGCAGATGTAAAGTTTACTGAGGCTGAAAGGTCTAGAGTATTTGTTAAAGTTACAAAAACTAAAACACTTGCAGCATATGGACAAATAGTAGATGTGTTATTTGGTAACAACACTTTTCCATTAACTGTAAATCCTACTAAATTACCTGAAGGTGTAGCTGATACTGTATCGTTTGAAACAGATGATATGGGTAAAAAAATTGCAGAGGAATCTTTTAATACTTTTTCTAAACCTGAACCTTTAATAACGCCCGATATAGTTTTAGAACCGGGTGACACACTTAGCAGTTTAAAAGAAAGACTAGGACCACTAGAAAAAAAACTAGAGCCTGTAAGTGATTTAATAGTTGAGAGTACTCCCATTACTCCTACTTCAGTAACTTTTCATCCTGCGATGGTAGCAGCTAAAAAAATGCAAAAGAAAATACATGACCAACTAGAGGAGTCAAACGCTAATAAACAATTACGTTTAGCAGCATTTGAATTAGCTTTGTTTGGTACAGGTATTATGAAAGGTCCATTAGCAGTAAATAAAGAATATCCAAATTGGAATGACGAAGGTGAATATGATCCTGTTGTTAAAACTGTACCTGCTACTAATTATGTTTCTGTCTGGAATTTTTATCCTGACCCTGATGCAGCTAATATGGATGAAGCAGAGTACTGTTTAGAGAGACACAAGATGTCTCGCTCACAAATGAGATCCTTAAAAAAACGACCTTTCTTTCGTTCTAACGCTATAGATAACGCTATAGATTTAGGTGAGTCCTACGAAAAGAAATGGTGGGAACAAGAGATGGAAGATGACGCACAGCAAAGTTCTGCAGAGCGTTACGATGTACAAGAGTTCTGGGGCTTTGTTGATGTAGATGTTTTAAAAGATCACGACATTGATATACCTACAGAATTAAAAACACACGAAGAAGTAAATGTAAACATCTGGGTTTGTAATGGACAAGTACTACGTTTAGTTATGAATCCATTTAAACCTGCAGTAATACCTTACTACGCTGTACCTTACGAGATAAACCCTTACTCGTTCTTTGGTGTAGGTATTGCTGAAAACATGGATGATACCCAAACATTAATGAACGGTTTTATGCGTATGGCTGTAGACAATGCTGTACTGAGTGGTAACTTACTTATAGAAGTTGATGAGACTAACTTAGTTCCCGGTCAAGACATGAGTGTGTATCCCGGTAAAGTATTCCGTAGACAAGGTGGCGCACCGGGGCAAGGTATTTTTGGTACTAAGTTTCCTAACGTAGCCCAAGAGAACATGCAGCTATTTGATAAAGCTAGAGTACTAGCTGATGAAAGCACAGGCTTCCCTAGCTTTGCTCACGGGCAAACTGGTGTGTCAGGTGTAGGACGTACTGCGTCAGGCATCTCTATGCTTATGGGTGCGGCAAATGGTAGCATACGAACAGTAGTTAAGAATGTTGACGATTATTTATTAGGACCATTAGGTAAAGCTTTCTTTAGTTTTAATATGCAGTTTGATTACGATACAGAAATTAAAGGTGACTTAGAAATACGAGCTAACGGTACAGAAAGTCTTATGGCTAATGAAGTACGTAGTCAACGACTAATGCAATTCTTAGGTGTAGTTCAAAATCCAATACTTGCACCGTTTGCTAAGATGGACTTTATCATTAGAGAAATAGCTAAGAGTATGGACTTAGACCCAGACAAAGTTACTAACTCTATGTCTGATGCAGCTATACAAGCTGAGATATTTAAAAAGTTTAAAGAAGAAAACCCTGAAGCTGTACCGGAAGCAGCACCACAAGGCGCACCTCCTGTTGCACCGCCAACGGGTGGACCAGCTAAACCTTCTGCTGCACAACCAACTAAACCTCCTGCAGGAGTACAAGTTCAAGATACGCAAGGTTCAGGTGGTGGCAACATGGGTACAGGTACAGTTCCTAATCCGGGTGAGCAAGGGTTTACAGGAAATGTTCAATAATGGCTAACGCTTTAGGCAAATGGTTTCTTAGTAAAATAGGAGGCATAAAACCCTCTGTTACTACACCTGTTGTTAAAGATGAAGAAGTATTATCTTTGTTAGCTAAAGGACAAAATAAAGGCTTAATGTCAAAAAGTAAAAGAGTTGCCGCATGAAAGAACTAAAACAAATAGTAAACACAAAACCTGTATGGGATTCTTTTCTAGAATACTTAGATAAAACAATTACGCTAATCCATAAAAGGTTAGAACAAGAAGCAGACGTAGAGAAAATATACAGAGCGCAAGGCGAGATAGCCGCACTTAGACGTTTAAAGTATATGAGAGATGAATTTAATAGTGACACAAAGGGATTATACTAATGGCTATAGAACAACAAATGGAGATGTTTAACGCAAACCCTAGAGGTGGTTTAGACGATGACGGATTAAAAAGAGATCCTGTAAGCGGCAATGAAATACCACCCGGAAGTATGGCTAACGAAGTACGTGATGATGTAGAAGCTAGACTTAGTGATGGCGAGTATGTAGTTCCAGCTAACGTAGTTAGATTCTTTGGTGTTAAGTTCTTTGAAGATTTACGTACACAAGCTATGCAAGGCTTAGGTGCAATGGAAGCTAACGGTAGAATAGGTGGAGAGCCTGTGCCTTCAGCTATGCCTATGCAAGATCAGATGGCAAATGTAAAACCTGACATGTCTGATGGCGAAATGGAAATGCTACAAGGATTAATGAATGAAGGCGGTTTCATAAGAGGATACGCAAATGGCGGTTCTCCTGAAACACCAGAGTATGCATCAACTGCATATAATCCTTTACAGTATCCTTTAACTCAATACGCTACTCCCGGTGCTAGTGTTTATAACCCTAATTTAAATCCTAACGTACAAGCGTTAGAACAAACACAAACTGCAGCACCTACTCCTGCAGGATCTGAATCTACATTTGTAACATTTGTAAATCCTGCAACAGGAACAATACAAGTACTACAATACATAAATGGTGAACCTGCTAACATAGATGCGTATAATAGTTTAATAGAGCAAGGGTTTTTTGTTGAAGGTGGCCCTGAGTTAGCTGCGTACAAACAAAAACAAGCACAAGATAATAGAGAGTCTGATGCACAAGCAGGAGGCGACAAAGCAAAAACAATACAAGATTTAATACAAAGTAGTATATATGGAGGAATACCTCTAGGACCGGGATCAGCTATAGCAGGAAGTGTTTTAGGAAAAATGTTTCCTACTGCATCAGATCAAGACATTATAGATTACATTATTGAAAACAAGGGATTAATGCCAAATACAGGTAGAGGTGTTCCATTAAGAGATGCAAATGGTAATGTTGTTTTAAACGCAGGTGGAACTCCTAAATTTGAAACACATAAAACAGGTCCATTAAAAGGACTTATAGTACGTGCGCCCGGCAAAGACGGTGAAGTAAAACTTTCTGATGCAGAACTAGCATATTTAGAAGATATAGAACAGGCAAAAAAAGATAATATAAAAAATAGCGTATTCAATAACAAATCATTTAGAATAGACGGATTAGGCTCAAATTTATTAAAAGAAGGTGATGGAATACTTGGTAAACTTAATGTTAGGCCACTTACTTCAGCAGAGATTATTGAACGGTATAAAACTACAACAAAGAAAAAACCAGTTGACCCTGTTGCTG